GGCTCTGAATCGTAGTTGCGTTTTATGGTAAAAGGCGGTAAATTAAGAAAAAACAAAGAGCTTATTTCAAGCATGGCTCACTTGCGCACTCACATTAATTATAGGATTATTAAATAATGCAATACGGTATTGGAAATTTAGCACAAAGACCAGAGTTTGGACTAGGTGATTTTGTTAGTGATGTATTTAAGCCAGTAAGAAAAGTCGTTAACAAAGTGGTTCCAAGAGAGCTACAACCAATCTTACCTGTGGTTGCTAGTGCTTTTCTTGGTCCAATGGTTGGTGGTATGTTCTCAGCTTTGGGTCCAGCTGCAGCAGGATTTCTAGGTGCTGGTACAACCAGTGCACTCACACAAGCGTTGACGGGATCAGGTCAAATAGATCCAACAAGCACATTACTATCAGCAGGTATCGGTGGTATCCAAGGAGCGAGAGTGCCAGAAAGTTTTAGAGGAACTGAAAAAGTTAATATTCCTGTAAAGTCTCCAGGTCAAGCCTCAGTCACCATAGGACCTAGTGGTTACCCTCAAATAGTTGAAGCTTCGGGAGTTTTACCAAACGTACCTACTGCTCAAGCGCCAATTACATTTACTCCTGGCACAGAGGCTTATACTCAAGCTATGGAAAATGCTGGTTTCTTTGACAAAGCTTTGATGACGGCAAAAGAATATACAGGTAGCACTTCATTAAATCCAGCGACAGGTAGGCTTCAATATGACAGAGGACCAGAGAGTTTCTTAAAAGGTGCAACTGCATTTAGTTTACCATACTCATCAAAAGCCGCAGCAGAAGAGCAGCTTGATTTAGAAGAACAAGAACGACAAGCTGGTATAGAATCAGCAGCTCGAAGAAGAAAAGACAAACAGATCTATATAGACTTTGTTATGAGAGCAGGGTTTACAAGAGAAGAAGCAGAGAGAATGGCCGAAGGTGCAGGGTACAGTGAGGGTGGACGTGTTAATGCATTTCTAGGTAGATTTTTTAGTGAAGGTATTGGACAGGCAGCTAAACTTGCAGAGATGGGAATAAAACCATTTGGACAAAAACAAACTTACAAACAAAATGTTACACAAAAAGGAGTCTCCAAAGAACAGTTTAACGAAATATTAGAAAAACAACTTAACAGAGTCCCTGATGAGGTTGTAGACCAACCAACAGGTGAAGCTCTTTACAGATCTTTACTAGATGCAGAGGCTGTAATAACAGGTCAAAAACTTGGATTACTTACACAAGAACAAAGAACACAGATTGCAAAAGCTATGAAAGACAAAGTTTCTAAACAAATTTATGACAATCCTGTCCCTGGTATGAACAATGACTATTTAGAATACATGGATGATGCTATTGGAAGAATGGATGCTATTCTTGAAATAGAAAGATTAGGTGGTGATCTAACACCAAAACCAATTTTTGATGGTAAAGAAATTATAGGAGCTCAAGTAGATTTTAAACAATTAGATGAATTAGGAGATAAAGGAAAAGATAATATTATTCCGTTTAAGCCAAAAGATGAAAAAGCAGAAGGTGGTCGTATAGAAGCGCAAGACGGTAGATTTATGGGAGGACTAGAAACATTAATGCAAATATTTAATGCTGGAAACCAACGAATAGAAACAGGTGATGAAGATGCTAGATTTAGACGATTACCAGAGGTAGATGAAGATGTAGTATCCGAAGACGAAAAGAGAATAGCTATGTTAGAGTTAGTATTAGAGGAGTTGGAAGAGAATCCTGAAGCTAACAGAGATTTAATAAATAGGTATAGAGAACAATTAAGAGAACTTGGAAGAGGTAAGTTTGCTCCGGGAGGCAAGGTCCCAGGTCTACCACCAGGAAAACAGGTTGACGCCAGGGAAGGAACGTTTATACCTATGGGAGGGGCTAAAAGAGCCGACGATGTGCCGGCAATGCTATCGGTCAACGAGTTCGTGCTAAACGATAATGCAGTAGCAGGGCTCGGTAAGATGCTAACAGGCACACCTGACCCAAGGGCCGGGGCTCGTGCACTGTATAAAATACAAGATCAACTG